GCTGCAAAAGACTATGAGGCATTTCAAACAGCCAAGCGAGAAAAGGCCTTGAAAAATGGCATTGCTGAGCGTTACTACGATTGTAAGCTATCGGACTGGCAAGCTGAAACCAACAAGCAAAACAAGCTGCTGAATTTTGCCAAAGCCTGGTTGTCTGATTTTGGTCAAGGCAGTAAACACATTGCCATGATTGGCTCAACTGGTACTGGCAAAACCATGCTGGCAAGTATTCTAGCGACCAGCGTTTCAGACAAAGGATTTGCCGTCAAAATGCTACGCTCAAGTGAAATTGCTGAACGTGTACGCGCATCTTGGAAACCGCATAGCAAAGTTACCGAAGAAGATTTAATGAAATCTTGGATTAACTGTGACTTGCTTGTCGTTGATGAATTTGGCGAAGGTGATATCGCGGTCAATAGTAATTGGGCAGACGATGATCGGGCGCGTATTTCAAAGATTATTGATGGGCGCTATCAAAACGGTAAACCAATTATTTTCACCAGTAATTTTGACCGCGAGCAATTTTTCGCGCGTTTGGGTGCTAGGGCGCTGGATAGACTGCAAGAAAATATGGCGCTAATTGTTTGTAATTGGCCATCGCATCGTTCTAAAGCTGGCGTAACTAAGTTTATGGAAATTCAATAATGAGCAAACAGCGCAACAAAAAATACAATCCGCAAAAGCTTCAAACCATGCGCACGCAAGGCAAGGTGAGTCGAAGTGTACCATTGACCGCGTTAACACCGGACCAAGTGGCGTTAAAAGTCAGAGCAAAACAAATTATCAAGCGTAACTCATTCCCAGAAATTAGAGACCAGCGGGAAGGCTGTGATTTTGCAGGCTGGATGGAGATTAGCATGGCTTCTCGTCCCCCAGAGTGGCGCGTCAATCGCATGAAGTTTTTTGGTGATTGGTGTGGCGAAAAGAATCTCGACAAGATACTGCCTGATATCGTCAAAGACACTAAAGAGCGTATGTATCAAATTGACCTGCGCTTATTCGGCATACAGGGCGAAGAATATGAGGTTGAGACGCTTATCGTTAAAAACCCAAAGAACATGGATGACTTGGAACTTAAGGCAAAGCAGTATTGCGCGTCCTACGCATTTGATGAGGATTTACTGCTTGATTTAGATAAATGTTATTTCGAGGTGAGGGCGTGAGCAAGATTATTCCGTTTCCAAAAAAAGAAATCTGCAATCACATGAAGGTCGATGTTGATGTTGATAAAGGCATCATTGAGTGTTCAGACTGTGGCGTTGAGGTCAACCCAGTTACTTGGATAAAAATGCACGGTGAATGGATGGTTGATAAAAACAAAGAGTTGCGGATTCAACAAGAAATGCTTGATACAAGAGCACGGTTTCTTGACGCACGAGAAAAGCGAATGATGAAAGAAGCTAAAAAAGAATGTCCAATGTGCAATAACCAATACTCATTACTTCCAGAGTTAACAGGGCGCGAATGGGTTAATGAGATGGAAAAGGCAAGGGTGTCCAAATGACCCACCTTAGCCACCCAAACCACCGTTTAACAAGCACGGGCTACTACGTCTGTGCAGTTAAGCGCGGCGAGCTCACTTGGCGCGACAACAAGACCAACGAGCTTAAAACAATCAGGTACATAAGCGGACGTATCACCAAAAGCCCACACAATGAGAACTTGCACCCGGCGCAGTGGGCAAAATGGCGATTAGATGGACGGGCAATTAAACACGAATTTGGGGATTTAATTTTAGGGAGTGAGCAGTGACAGCAATCATGACACCAAAACAAGCAAAAAAGCTTTTTGCAAAACGCGGGACCACAAAAGAGACCAAGCCGAAAAAATCCAAATATAAAAACATCCGGGTCCAGTACAACGGCAAATGGTTCGATAGTAAAAAAGAGATGCACCGTTATCAGCAACTTGAGCTTTTACAGCGCGCTGGCAAGATTAAAAACCTATGTTGCCAAGTTACTTATGATTTGCTGCCAACGACTCGTATCAGTGGTCAGACTCAACGAAAAACGACCTATATCGCTGATTTCGTTTATTGGGATATCGAAAAAGATTGCGAAGTCATCGAAGACGCTAAGGGCATGAGAACGGATGTTTATAAAATTAAGCGCAAATTGATGTGGGAAATTCTGGGGAAAGAGGTTAGAGAAGTATGAATCAATTAACGCAAAGTGACATCAAGCTTTTACTAGCCCGTTGGGGTACTTGGTCAAGGGATGGCGGCACCGTCGTATTGGGGGCAGCAACAGTAATGCGCGGCTCAAGCATGAATCTAGGCTATAAATCAATGTGGGATGTTATTCACGGCATAGCAGGCTGTGGTGGTTCAAGCCGTGAGATTGATACCGAAATGCTGATGATTGACAACGCCATGCTTTGGCTAAGCGAGCATAGTAAGTTTGATTATCGCTTATTGAAGCTCAAATATCGCTATGGTTACTCATACAATCGTATCGCTGATAAGCTGACCAAAGAGCTGCCGCAGTATCGGAAGACGCGGAAGAAGATGTGCGATAAATACGCAAAATCGTTAGTGGAATTGGCTGAATTAACATTGTTAGGCTATGTGCAAAAACAACTTGAAACTTGACCGAAGTACAGCTATACTATGTGGTATGCTTACGCTTGCGTAGCAGGTAGAGCAAAAATATTTTTTAATAAGGCGAAGTCGAAAGATTTTCGCCTTTTTTGTTGTCTGTCACTTGGCTTGCAATCTTAGCGATGGGGTTGCAGGTCTTTTTTATTTAAGGAGCGTAAGCATGGCGAAACTTACGCCAACCAAGCCAAAATCAACCGCTGGAAGACCAACAAAATACAAAGCAGAATTTGCAGAACAGGCTTACAAATACTGTTTACTTGGCGCAGATGATAAAAAATTAGCCTATCTTTTTGAAGTTTCAGAATCAACAATCAATCAGTGGAAAAAAGACCACAAAGAATTTTCGGAGTCCATAAAAAAGGGCAAAGAAATTGCTGATGCTGAAATCGCATCAAGCCTATTTCATCGGGCTAAAGGTTATTCACACCCAGAAGATAAGATTTTCAATAACCAAGGCGTTGAGCTAGTTGTCCCAACCATCAAACATTATCCGCCAGACACAACGGCGGCCATTTTCTGGCTTAAAAATCGTCAAAAAGATAACTGGCGTGATAAGCAAGAAGTTGATACCAACGTCAACATGAACATCAATAATTTAACCGACGACGAATTGGATGCAAAAATTCAGGCGCTGATGAATGGCAACTCGTGATAAAAAACTTGAGCTATTGGCATTGCTTGAAGAAAAGCGCAGACGCGATGACGTGTATCGCTATAAGCAGTTTGGTGAAAAACTCTATCCAATTCAGCGTGAATTATTGCAGCGCACTGCAAGCCATACTCAGGTTTGTTTTATGGCAGCTAACCGTGTCGGTAAAACCATGACTGGTACTTACATGGATTCTATTCACGCACTTGGTCATTATCCTGATTGGTGGGATGGTTACGCATTTGACCACGCGCCGCTAATTTGGTTACTTGGTTATTCTGGTGAAAAATGTCGCGACCTTTTGCAAAAACCTATCTTTGGCAGGCGTGATGATAGCGGCTGGATTGGTGGCTTAATTCCACCTGAATACATCCTTGACCACGAATCGATGACAGGTACACCAAACGCGATGCGAACCGTGTATGTGCGCCATGGTGGCGGTGGTGATGTCCAACATGGCGTTTCAACGGTGCAATTTTGGTCATATAGCCAAGGTCAGCATGCCCTAATGGGTGATAGTGTTGATTGGTTTCATATCGACGAAGAGCCGAAAGACCAAACGATTTATCCGCAGGTGCTAACACGTACCGCAACAGGTGATAAAGGCAACGGCGGACGTGGTATTTTGACGTTTACGCCTGAGAATGGTCGCACCGAATTGGTTGTCCAGTTTATGGATACCCCGGCAACCGGGCAAATCATGCTTAATGCAGGTTGGGATGATGCACCTCACTTGAGTGAAAGCGTTAAGCAGACATTGCTTGAATCCTATCCAGCGCACCAACGTGATATGCGTACCAAAGGCATACCGATGCTTGGTCATGGTCGCATCTATGACTTAAGCGAAGAATTTATTACGTGTGACCCATTTGAAATACCTGATCACTTCATGCTGATTGATGGTATGGACTTTGGTTGGGACCACCCGCAAGCTCAAGTGCAGTTAGCTATCGATACCGAAAATGATATGTTTTATGTGACCCATGGTTGGAAACAGCGACAAGCATACGCAAGTGACGCTTGGACTGCTACTAAATCATGGTCGAAAGACGTACCTACAGCATGGCCACTTGATGGACTCCAAACCGAAAAAGGCTCGGGTAAGC